CCGTAAAACCCACAGTTGATGCCGTTGTTTGGGTTTCCTTCGAGGGCGGAGACCCGTCGTACCCCGTTTATCACTTCACCAACTTTGGGAAGCCAACCTACTGGTAGGCAAGCCCTGACATAACCACGCACCGCAAGTACCGTCGTATATATGAGAGCAGCCAGCCCCGGCGGTCGATTCACGACACGCTACGAGACGCAGTCGATGCAGGTTGGTATTCACGCTGATCTACAACGGCCCGTGGGTACTGAGTTGTACTGGTGGAAATACGACAGCGTCAACACCGTCGTAGACAGCATTTATGACACGGGTGCTAGCACTGGCGGTAAGCGTTGGATTGCTCCACCGTTTACGATCCCTGTTGTTACGGCCATCATCTACCAGGGTCAAACAGTTCAAAATGAGCGCGGTTTTTATCAAAGCGACGTACTGCGTCTCACGGTCGCTGAGCGCGAAGCAGAAATCTATTTCCCGGATCTCATCAAGAACAACTCATCTGACTCGTTGTTCAAGGACCGCATCGTCTACCAGAACGAAGTATGGATCCCGACACGGTTCTATCTTCGCGGACAGATCCAAAGTATCTACACGCTTCTGACCATCGACCTCAATCAGGTCAACCCCGAGGAACTCATCAACGATCCACAGTTCCTGCAGTACGCGCCAATAACGTATTCCCTTAATGACACCTATCAGGATTCGTATACCGATACTTACGGTTAACTCAACTCGTATCCTGATGGGACCGTGAGCGTGTATAGCGCAGATTATGGAGACATCTACTAATGACGCTTCCCGATACAGCGCACCTCGGTGATCCGGGTCATATCCAAGACCACAACGACATCGTCACCGCACTCAATACGCTAACAACAGCCGTCGCACCTGTGGCTAACAACACGACGGCCATTGCTGCCGAAACAGCACGCGCTACTGCAGCAGAAGCCACGCTAACGACAAATGCAACCGCGATCACTAATCGCGTAACCACGGCAGAGACAACACTGGCTAATCTGTCCACCAATTACATTCCAACAACGACCAGCGGCATCGTTGACGTGTCGGGTCTACTTGGCCCTATCAGCAAAGCGCCAAGCAACAAAAAGATCAGCATGATCAGCACGTTCCAAAGCGGTCATGGCTGGGCATCATCGTTCGCCTCCACGACCACAACAGCGAACAACACAACAACATACCGACTTGGTACGCAGAGCGCTTCCGTTGTTTCCAGCGGCCTTGGCTCTGGAAGTCCAGCAAACTTCCGTAAACTAGCCATGCCTAACATGGACTTAAGCGCCAGCAGCCTACGAATGCTGATCCGCGTGGACAACCTTGCAAAACTCACAAGCCTAACCGCGTACATCGGCAACGCTTCCTTAGCAAACTTCTACCTCGTATCCATTTTCAACCCCGGCGACGGTTTTCCATTCGTTGATGGTGAATGGGCGTGGTTAGAGTTCAACTTCACTGGATCATCAGCAGCCGCAACGACAACTGGCACACCATCTAAGTCTACGATCACAGACATTCAATTTAGGTGGACCGACGATGGCACCGGACCAGTAACGATCTACTTCAACGCTTTAGGCATCGTGTCCAACACAACAAAGTTCACCAACGGTGTCGTCTCTCTAAGTTTCGACGACACGTATGCCAACCAGTACTCCACTGCCATGCCCGTGTTGGATACATACGGTTTTGGCGCTTCAGCAATGACAATCGCTGATCAAGTTGGCTACGACGTAACAAAACTGTCACTAGCAAACCTTCAAGAAATGGTGAACTTCCACAACTGGGAAGTGGCTGGGCATGCGTACACCGCTGCAAACCATAACGCTGGATACTCAACCCTTTCAGCGTCGGTCCTCGACAACGAGTTACGTGCCATGAAAACGTGGCTCGTCGCGCACGGTTTCGGCCAATACGATTATTTAGCCTATCCGCTAGGCCAATACCAAGGTGTAGAAGAAAATGTAAAGAAGTACTTCAGCGCAGGACGCACCATCATCCCAGCGCCAATGGGAGTGCTACCGCCAGCAACACCTACACGTATCCGCTCAAAATCGGTAACCAACACGACGACGACAGCAAGTCTTACCGCACAAATTGATGCTGCGTACTCAGGTGGTAACTGGCTTAACCTGACGTTCCACTCCATTGTGGCGTCACCAAGCATCGTCACTGAGTACTCAACCGCAAACTTCACCACGGTCGTTAACTACCTCAACACCAAGGGGATACCCGTTTTGCCGATGGGTGAAGTTATGAAACTTGCGTTAAACGCTTAACTCTGCAAAATCCTAAACCGCTTTTGGTCAGGCTTACACAGTGTGTAAACGGTGCTTGCACTGGAAGTTACTTATCAGTAACATAGGTCCTGCACCCAGCCCTGCCAAATTGTTCTAAACGTCTAGCCCCAGCGATATGACCCCTGTCGCTGGGGCTATTTGTTTAGCCAGACGCACTGACAAGTCTCATCTACAGTCAAAAGCGACACCACTCGTGCGGGTGGTGACATCAACACCCTGCTGCTTTTTGCTACTCCGTAGAGGAGAACTGCGATGGTCGGATGGCTCGATCAAGCCAATCGTATCGAGAGCGCGGCTGACCGCCGCGAGTTCTTGCACGGCGTCACCGGCGCTCAGGGTGTTGACTCAGGAAAGATTGTCCTCGCTGGCATTCTTGCTTGGACCCTGTTCGGTGGACGTCGTAAATGAACGCAGCCCACGCAGAGCATCTCGCACATAACGCAGGTCATCGAGTGGCATCCACTCTGACCCCAGTACTTCACGCCTACGCACGCCAAAACGGTTGGGACGATAAAACTATCGCCCACCTACAAGTGCGCCATGATCGTGGACAGTTCCACGTCTGGTACCCAGACGAGGCAAAAGACCAAGTCCACAAGGCGGAAATGGGAGACATCAACACTCCTCCCGCGCCCGCTATTCGGCAGTTCATGAACCGCCTTGAAGAGCATGCCGGTCAGCACCACGCGGATTCAGTGCTGTCATCGTTGTCAGTCGCTGGGTGGATCTAATGCCACTCATTCTTAACGAGGACGCAGCGCTTCACACGTCATTGCAGGGGATTACTGTCTCGGACCAACAGAACAGCAGTCGTGCTGTTGGTGTTTGGTTTGGTCAGCCTGATATTCAAATCCGTGACCAGTCCTTTCCGTACCTCACCATTGACCTCATTGATGTAGTCGAGGACAACTCGCGGGCTTCACGCGGGTACGGCGAACTTCCGTACCTACCGGAAGGATGGACAGCGCCCACTGCGGGAACGAAGTACGTAACCGATACGCCCATCCCGTTGGCGTTGGACTATCAAATCACGTCCTACGCTCGGCACCCGCGTCATGACCGGCAAATTATTTCGGCCATGTACAAGTACAAGACACCCACCAAATTTGGCGGACTGTACATCCCTGAAGACAACACAGTCCGACCAATGTTCCTTACATCTTTCATGAAAAGAGACGGAACCGAAAACGGAAAGCGGTTATTTAGCAACGTGTTTTCGGTACGTGTCTTCTCAGAAATGCTGATCGCGGATGTTGTCCAAGTGCAGCAAGCAACAAAAGTCACCGTCACGATGCCGACTATCACAACGTATCCTTCGCCAGCATAAATCGCGCCAACTATCGAACCTTCATAATTACTAGATCTAGGAGATCACATGGCGACTTACAAGCGCCCAGGCACCTACGTCGAGGAGGTGCTACTTCCTCAGCAGATTACTGCCCTCGGTACCGCTACCGCTGTGGGAGCATTCCTTGGCACAAGCCCTAAAGGCCCGACAGCGGCAACCCTCGTATCCTCATGGACCGAGTTTGTTCGCCTGTTTGGATCGTTCGATGCAGTGAACAACTTGCACCTTGGCGTGTACCAGTTCTTCGCCAATGGTGGTCGCGCTGCCTACGTCGCTCGTATTGTCGGTGCATCCTCGGCCTCTGCCGCACAGACCCTTGTAGACCGTGCTGCAGTCACGCCTCAAAACACGCTGACTATCACCGCAGTGAATCCTGGCTCATGGGCCAACTCAAGTAACACGACAACTGGTCTCAGCGTTGAGACGGTTGATAACGGCACGGATCGCTTTGACTTTCTCATTTACCAAGGTGGCACGGCAGCAGTAAACGTTGTCGAGCGATTCAATGACTTGTCAATGTCGGCTGCGGATGCGCGTTACGTCGTGCGACAGATCAACGCCACCAGTCAGTACATCACCGTGGCTGACGCTAACTCCGCAACAGCACCGGGATCGACTGGTGCTAACCGCCCCGCTACCGGCGTTAAGACACTCAGCAGTGGTGCAGATGGAAGTGCTCCAGTACAGGCTGAGTGGGTTGCCGCTCTCACGTATGGCGGTGCATCGTCCAAGTTTGATGCCATCACTAACTCGTTGATTCTTAACGTCCCAGACGTTGCCCGCCTTACCGATGCGCTGGGTCAGGAAATCACAAAGGCTGCGGGTATTTACGCCGACAACCGTAAGGACGTTTTTGTTGTTGCTGATGTCAGCGCGGCAACGACGACCGTTTCGGCGGCTCAAACATGGTCCGCAACGCTTTTGACCGCGCAGTCCAACCTGTCTGCAACAGCGACGGGTGCGTACATGGCGCTGTACTACCCGTACATCACCATCCCTGATCCTCTTGGTGTGTCTGGTACTACACGCTCGGTCGCCCCCGGCGCTTCCATCGTTGGTTTGATGCTTGCAAACGACGCCCTACAGGGTGTTCAAAAGTCACCTGCAGGAATCAAGAACCCCATCGATAATGCAATTGCTGCAGCGTCAAGTTTGACCGCAACAGAACTTGACTCTCTCAACACATCGGCGCCTCCGATCAACGCCATCCGTTCAATTCCCGGCGCGGGCATTGTCCCCTTCGGTGCTCGAACCCTCAGCAGTTCGTACCCCAACCGGTACATCAATATACGGCGCTCATTGATCTACTTAGAGAAGGCACTAGTCGATGCAACTCGCTTCGCCGTTTTTGAAAACAACGACGAACGACTGTGGTCGCTTCTCCGTACTGCATGCTCGTCCCTCTTGGTGGACTTCTACAACCAAGGTGGCTTGCGTGGGAACACCACTGACGATGCGTTCTATGTCAAGTGCGACGAAACAATCAACACCTCTTACGTCATTCAGAACGGTGAGGTTCGCGTTGAAGTTGGTGTCGCACTGCAGACTCCTGCTGAATTCGTCGTTCTCCGCGTCGGTCAATTCCAGGGCGGCTCGTCCGTCGTAACGCTGTAAGGGAGTCATAGACAATGCCTGCTAAGTTCAATAACAACCATTCCAGTCTACAAACTGACCCGATCAGGAACTTTAGGTTCCTTGTGCAGTTTGAACCGGTAAGCGATAAAGCCGCAAAGTTCAATTTCCAGCCAACTCTCGGATTCACAAGCGTGTCCGGACTATCGATAAACACTGAGTCAATTCCATACCGCGAAGGCGGCTACAACACCACGATCCACCAAATCCCTGGGCAAAGTACCTTTTCGCCCATTACGTTGCAGCGCGGCATGCTCCTTGGATCTCCACAGCACTGGAACTGGATGAAGAGAATGTTTTCCGTCACGGGTCAGACAACTGACTTCGGTGGAAACTTTCGGTGCAACCTCAACATCTTTGTACTCGCACACCCCGCCAACGCACTCACCACGCCGGGTACGGACGGTATCGCCTCGGCCAATAAGGATGGACTTGTCATCAACGACAAGGTCCACATGAAATTCAGGGTCTACAACGCATGGCCCACATCCATCGCGTACTCAGATCTCAACTCCGGAGACAACGCGCTCGTCGTTGAGCAGATGACTCTCGTGCATGAAGGATTTGACATGGCTCTCGCAAAAGATCCAGTCAGCGATGTGAAAACCAGTTTGAGTCCTGTCTAATAACTATCGGAGAATAAAATGACGACTACAATTTCGGCAGCAGATAATCCCGACCTCCTTAACGCCTACGCGGCTGCAGCACTGGCCCAACCTGACGTTGAGAACGACGTGGATGAGTCGAGCCTCGAACTACCAGACACACATGTACGCCTACCCGGCGGTTACATCACTGAAGACTTCGACGTCGAGTACGACGCCGAAGTACGAGAACTCAACGGTGCAGACGAAGAAGCAATCGCAAAAACTCCAAACCTTGGCCGTGCCCTCATCACCATTCTCGAACGGGGCACGGTCAAGGTCGGAGAAGAAAAAGCAACCAAGAAACTTCTCGATGGAATGCTTTCAGGGGATCGCGACATGCTCCTGCTCGCTATCCGACGCGCAACCTTCGGCGACGAACTCACATTCAAGTGGGTCTGCCAGCACTGCGTAGAAGAAAGCGATTTTGATATCAACCTCAAAGAAGACATCCCCATCAAAACGCTAGATGAAGCCAGTGATCGCATGTTCACGGTGGAGTGCCGCGTTGGAGACGTCCAAGTAACTTTGCCAACTGGTGATATTCAACGTGACTTGATGACAGGTCCTGACAGGACTATGGCAGAACTCAACACAGTTCTCCTGGCAGGGTGCATTCAATCCATCAATGGCGTGCCCGTGATGGGCGTGCAAGACGTGAAGCGACTAGGGATCTTAGACCGCGAAACGATCACCACTGAGATCTCAAACAGAAATCCCGGCCCAAAACTGGCTGACGTAACCAAGCAGTGCAGTGCGTGCGGGGAGGAAGCCTCCGTGCCGCTGAACATGAGTGCCCTGTTTCGCTTCTAGTTTCACACCATACGCCGCATTGATCGACCAATACGACGCATTATCCCGAGTATTTACTGGTTGGACCTTAGAAGAACTCAAGGGTCTATCACCTCGTGAGCGGCACGTATGGCTTACGAAAGCAACGCAAAGGATGAGCGCCCGTGGCTGACACCATGAACGACGCAATGGCAGGACTTAACATCGACCCCTCGATGTCGAGTACGAGCATGCGTGGAAGTGGTTTCACCGGCAAAGTGACATCCGCGTTCTCAGGTGTCAATCAATCCATCACCTCGATGATCGCCGGTCTGTCTACGGCAGCCGGTCTCACCAAGAAGATGAAAGAGGACGCCAAGGAGATAGCGCGAAATCTTCGCGGCATCACCAATGGGGTCGGCGGTAACTCCGTCCACAATTTCGGCAACATAGGTCAATCCAACTCCATGAACCTTGGCCTAGCAGGGTTCTCAGGAGGCGGAGGAGCCAACAACGGTCTTGCGGCAGGTATCAACGGCGGCGGCACGCCGGGAATGGGAACCTTCGGGGGCAGTAAGTTTGCCGCAGTTGCTGGTGGAGTGGCGCGACTAGGGCTTATCGGTGCGGGTACAGCGTATGCGATGCTCCCGCAAATGAACGACCAATTAGCACGAAACCGTATGCTCTTCAACGCTTCCCTCGCTTCAGGTGCAAGCCCCGGAGCCGTTGGCCGCGCAGCCATCAACGCGACAAGCGGCCTTGCAACCAGCAGCCTCGATGCCTATCAAATGGCTGCCACGTTGGGTTCCTATGGGTACAACCCAACGTCCGCTGGCGGTCGCATGATGATGACCTCTGCAGCACAGTTTGGAATGCTGACGGGAACATCCCCAACCGCAATGGCGCAAACGTTCGCAAGCCAAATGACGAACCCGCAGATGGGTAACCGTTTGATGCTGCTGGGCATGAACGCCTTGGATAAGAACGGCGACCCGAAGGATCCAAAAGTTCTCGCCGACCAGTTGTACTCGCGTCTTGGTTTTGCTGGACTGAGCCAAGACAAAGTGCTGAAAGATTTGCGCCCCGGATTCAATGGCGCACGAAATCTTGAACACTTCATCCCTGACCCGAACCTTCGAGCAACCGTCCAAACGTACATCGAGGCGCGAGCAAAAAATGGCGGCAAGCCAGTCAATATGTCCGGTGCCGGACTGAACGCGCTTGGCGGCGGAGTCCTATCTACACAACTCGCACAAGGTGCATACAACACAGCGCAGTCGAACAAAATAGAAGCGTTCAATGGCTCGATGTCTAGTGGGTATGTTTCCGGTTTGAACACTGCAACGTCAGTGTCCAACGCGATGACAGATAATGCTGACCTCTTCCAAACCCTTGGTACAGCAAAGGGATTTGTTGATGCGTTCATTGGATCTTCGGAAGGACAAGCGGGTATCACGGGCGCTACCGCCGCACTGAAACTGTTCATTGGTGCCCTCTCAGGAGCAACCGCAGCCTCAGCGTTAAGTGGCGTTGGCGGTGGTGTCGGTGGAGGCGGGTTGTTCGGAGGAGCAGGTCGCGGAGGAATGCTGCGAGGACTTGTTTCAAAAATGCCAGGGCTGTTAAAGATGGGGGTGGGTGCTGGCTCTCTCGCGAGTTTTGCAACAGGTGGTAGCGGGATGGCAGTTCTTGGTAGAGGGTTGGCAGCCGCTGGGACCTTTGAGGGTCTCAACCAAGTTGAAAACTTGGCAAACAACTATCTGGGTGCCGACAAAGACTCTTCTAATTGGCGCAAAGGCTCGGCAAGTTTTTTCCGTTTCCTAGCCGACATTGGAAAAACCACAGCCGCAGGAGCCGTCGCTGGCGGACCCGTTGGTGCAGTCCTCGGCAGTATCTTAGGCATTGGTCAGGGAGCCAAGAATTGGAGCCAATCCGGCTGGGATTACGGTACAAAGGGCAACAACGCCAACCTCTTAGGCTTTACGACACCGATGGGCGACGGCGCTAGTACCAGTGAGAACAGTGGTTCGGGTTCCGGCACGTCGCAGTCTCACGGCGTAACGGGGTCGGACATCGCGTCCTTCGCAAGAAAGTATGTCGGCGTTCCCTATAAGGACACAGGACCGAAAGCCAACCCTGACAACGGATGGGGTTGTAGCCAATTCACTGCATGGGTCTTCAAGCAATACGGCATCACCCTACCCGCGTACTGCCCAAGCCAATTCCAAAAGGGAACGGCAGTATCCAAGGGAGACGTACAGGCAGGAGACCTCGTCTTCTTCTACTACCCGAATAGTCGCTACAAGCACCGTCCTAACCACGTTGGTATTGCGATTGACAAGAAGAGCATGGTTCACGCTGCGTCACCGTCCAAGGGCACCATCATCGGACCAATTGACTGGAAGCACTTTGTTGGCGCACGCCGCGTCTACACACACGGGCAGGTGAACAGTTCCAACAACGCAACAAGCATCGGAACTGGATCCAAGGTCGCGTCGAACGGCATCGGATTTCAGGCTCTCGAACTGTCGTCCCTCATGACAAGTAACGAAGGCGTTCACGGAAGCATCAGTTCGGTGCTCGAACTCTTGAACGCATCGACGGGTGGAACGTCCGCACCGAATGCCGTCGCGTCTACGACCGCCGCCGCAGCCGCAGGTGGTGACGTAACAACCACTGCGGACACGACCACATACGGCAATGGACTCATGGGCATGTTGACCGGTGCTGGATTCAACGGTCAAGGACTTCGTATGGCGTGGTCTATTGCGATGCGTGAGTCCCACGGTAACCCCGCCGCTCGCTCACCTAAATCAGGCACCTACCCCAATGGCTCCTATGACGCGGGTTTGTTCCAGTACAACTCAAAAACATTCAAGGGCCGTCACCTTGACACATCTAAATTGTATGACGGTAATTATCAAGCAAAGTATACGTACAATCGTACGCACAATATGACTACAGGTCTTGTCTCGTGGGGTCTTACTGCACAAGGCGGCTTAGACAACACGTATTACACAGGGTGGTCCGCGCAGCATCAGCAAGACTGGATCATGAAACCGTTCAAAAAGTATTACGACCAGTTCCCATCTGCTGCGCACAAGGCCGGAATCCCCGGTTACTCGCAAGGCGCATGGAGCATCAGCCAAGACCAGACAGCGCGCATCCACGCTGGTGAAATGATTCTCCCCGCATCCGTTGCGCAGACGGTACGCGACAGCGTTGGCAGTGCTTACGCTGGTCAGTCTGGTGGTGCCAGTGGTGGCGTGAACATCACTGTCGTACTGCAGGGTGCTTCGGATGCTGACGCGGTTCGGTTTGGCCGAAAAGTTCGTGCCGTCATTGCTGGCGAAGCAAATATCAGCAGTATTGGAGCGTCGTAGACATGTTGAAGAACCCACCTTCGGGCGGCTCAGGCACCGACGCCGCCATCCCCAAAAACCTGCCCGCGACCGGCACGGTCATGAACACAACCGTCACAGGTACGGGCGCTAATCAGAAAAAATATGTGCAAGTGTTTATCGGCTATTACAAGTCCACAGGCACAGGAACCACCAGCACCACGAACCCCAATGGAAGCGCGACGGTTGTTCCAAGCAGCCCGTACAAGGCACCAAACCCCGGTCAAAACTTCCTGTACCGGCAAGACACGTATGCAATTGTTGGTACAAAGGTCGGTGGTCGATTCGTTGTTACTGGTCGAAAATTACACTGGGAGTACGGAGATCCCAAGACGCTCTACAAGTACGCGCCTCCGCAGTCCGGAAGCACCTCGGAAAACTCGGGTGGTGGGAATGGTGGGGGAGGCTCAGCGGGAGGCGCAAGTTCTTCTTCCGATGCCACAACTGCGACTGCTAACCGGCCCAAGACCAAGTTGTACTGCAACCCACCGCTGCACTCTTTTGCAAAAGGCACTGATCATTTTCAGTACGGCAACAGTAAGCCAAGTGCTGCGAGAGCCAAGTATCGCTTAGGAACCATCACAATCCCTGAGTCAGTACAGGGCGCCCAAGCAGAATTGGTCAAGAACAAGCAACTAACAAAGTCGTGGGGATTCAAGTTCCTCTACAACCCGAGCGCGTTTGGTTACAGCCAGAACATCGACCAGTCCGAGAACGCCTTGAACTACGCGGACTACATGAACTCAACTACTCCATTGTTAAACGCGCCCAGTCTCAGTTCCTACTCGTTAGAGGCGTGGCTCAACCGGATACCAGATATGAAGAAAGCAAACCAAAGCAAGGACTACTACTCCAAAGATGCAGATATCGCGGACCTGAGACAGTTATGGGCACGGGGAACTGAGTACGATCTTGATTTCCTCTACCGCGTGATGAATGGTGATCCCCGAAAAGTTCCAGGGTGGGGAGTAGGAAACAACATGAGAGCCGATGTCGGCTTCATCATGCAGTCCTATGTTGTCGTAAAGATGGGCAACGGTCTCTATTTTCAGGGGTACATCAACAGCATCAGCGTTAACCATGCGTTGTTGACAGACATGATGATTCCGATGCTGTCCTCGGTATCGATCAGTATCACTCGCCTGCCCGACTCAATCTTGTCATTCAAAGCGTAGGTAACACCATGATCTATTTAGGTTCTCGGTACCAAGGCCGAGTCATCGACACGCAAAAAGATACTGCGGGTAACGTCCAATTAAGCGTACTGCGCATGGTCATGCCTACAACTCCCATGTCATCGCGAGCACATATCTGGAAAGACTCAGATCGCATCGACCGTATAGCCCTTGAGTACTTAGGCAATGGTGATCGCTGGTGGGACATCATGGACATCAACCCTGACATTATCGACCCTCTACGTATCGCTCCCGGAACGGTGTTAAGGATCCCAAATGCCTAACGCCAGACCAATAACGAACACCGTCAGCGGTACCGCACAAACTCGAGTTAACGTTTCCTTTCCGAACACTGGACTAACTGTTCCCGGTAGCGGAAACCTCAGCGTGGACCTTCATCAGTCTGTTGGATCACACGACGTCGCCATCATTACGTTAAGTCGCTTTTCGTACCCCAACTTGTCTTTACGCCTCGCTTATGGATCGCCGGTGCAGTTTACGTGGGGGACACCACGGGGAAACAACACCTTCATTGGTTACGTGCATGTAATCAGGCCCATCCAACAACTTGACCAGTACGGCGTTGAAGTTGTTGCTGTGTCAGCAGGATTCCCGCTAAAGAAGCCGGACCAACGCATTTGGACGGACGTCAGCGCGGCAGATGTTGTGAGTGATATTGCCTCCGAGCATGGACTTAATTACCACGTCGAAACGCACGACCGTGT